GATAGATAGAAGCACCTCAGCGGGAGCACCACTTAATAAGATCCGTTTAGCATGTGAGAAACGGTGGCCTGCTTTTAAGGGTGGTAAACGTGTCTTTCTTGGAGCTGAAGGTAACGAGACAGGACCAGCGATTGAGATCCTTAGAGAGCTAGTGGAGGCTTACATTGATGGTCTCAAAGCAATCGCCCAGAAATATTCCATTGAGAATGGTGCCGATCTTTCTGTGCTTACTGAAAAGGAATTGGAGCATGTTTGTAGAGCTTTTACAGTGTTCCCAAAAGATGAATGCTTGAAACCGGATAAACTAGTGCGTCTCATAACTGGTAGTTGTCTTGTTTATCAGGTGGCAGTGCGTATGTATTTTGGTGATCTTCCAACCTACTTTATCAAGCGTAAGCTCATCACTGCTTCATTAGTGGGCATTAATTGCCTTTCCACTGAAGAGGTCAGGATGTTCTTGGCACGCCATCCTAATTTCTGGAAAAAATTCTTCGGTGATTTCGGTGGATTTGATTTATCACACATTCGTACCGTGTTGCTTTGGATTGGTGTGTGTATCATACGTTTTTATCCTGTTGAAACGCAACCAGTTATGTACCTACTGTGGCATGCAATGGTTAGCGCGCGTGTGTATTATCTTGGCACAATTTATGAATTTTTGTCTAGTTTGCCGAGTGGCCACCCTTTTACGACCATCATTAACACATTATGTGTGATTATCTACTTTAAGCTTGTGTGGTTTATTGCAAACAATTACGATCTTAGTAGTCTTAGGACTTTTAATGAAAACATTGTTTTGTCAGTGTATGGGGATGATCATATGGGAAGCATAAGCCCTAAGGCAGAAGCCCTCATCAATAACCACACGCTACCTGGTCTTATGGCCCAACTGGGATTGAAATGGACTACGTTTGAAAAGAAGTCTGGCATTGATGGACCTCAGTTTCATGAATTGGAAGAAGGTGAAATCCTATCGCGTCGTTTTAGATATGAAAATGGCGTATGGGTTATGGCCTTACGTAAAGTTTCAATTGAGAATTGCCTATATTGGACGAGAGAAATAGATAAGGAGGGTATAACTCAAGAGAACTTCCAGAATGCTCTCATTGAAGCAACCCTTCACGGCAAGGATTATTTTAATGAGCTTTATAGAGCACTTGTTCCCATTATAATCAAGTACGGCTATAACGTTCCTATACGATCCTATGAGTGCTGTAGATTACAAGTCGAACACGTCAAGAGGGACGGTAGGCACAAACTACTGAGCCATATGTGACTAGAACGACCGCAATGTCACAAAACTACGGAAACCCTTTGCTGTGCGGGTCTAAACCGCAGCTTTCGCTTACGCAACCCCGGTTTTTACCGATTCTTGAGCCCTCGGAAAATTGAACCGTCCCCGAGTGTGCTGATAAGGTTCGCTGATGTACGTAAAATTGAAAAAATTCCTGATGATTCGAATGATGCTTTTAATGGTAAT